ATCCTTTTTATTATAGGGATTTAATACAACAACAAAAAGATAACATAAAAAAACTATGGAGATTAAACGCATGAAAAACATATATCAAAAATTACACCGAGCATGTTTAAATGCAGGTGGCGTAAAGAAAGGGGAGAAAGTAAAAGGTATGCACTTCAATCCTTTGCTGCACGATGCAGTACAAGAGGTTGCAACTCAAGCATTACTAGATCAAGGATTGTATCCAACATGCAGCTACAAAACAGATACACATGAAACATTTGTTATGGTTACTTGTTACATGACCATACATGATATTGATAATGTAGAAGATAAGATAGAAGTAAATGGTTGTAGCGCAATGGGTGGATTGGATAAGTTTGGTACTGGTCAAGCTATGTCATACTCAAGAAAATATGCTTTCTTAAATCTATTAAATTTAAAAACAGGAATACAAGACGATGATGGTTACACAGCAAAGCCATTTGAAGAAGTAAAAAAAATTCCAGTAGGCAATGGAAAAAAGAATATTAAGCTAGACATGGATCTGCTTGATATGGGTCTAATAAAAAATGACATTGAAAAAATCAATGACATATATGCTCTGAGAAATTGGAAAAAACAAAACTCAGAATTATTTGACTCTAATAATAAGTCTCTTCGAGAATACAGACAGATAACTGATTTGTATGAAACTCGTGAGACAAAACTAAACCAAGGAGTAATAACAAATGGCTGATGATATATATATTAAGCTAGTAAGAAACAATAAGAAGAACGCACCAGAGCAACCTGATTGGGTTGGTCCACCAAATCAAGACTCTCCACCTGACAAGGATTGGAGGATTGGTGTTAAAGTTGGTGATACTTGGTACAATCAAGCAGGATGGGATACAGAAGATGGTTTGATTAGTATAAGACTTAGAGCAAACGATAAGTCTAAGTCAGGATCTTCGGGTGGTGGCACACCAAGTTTTGCACCCAAAAAGGATTATGCAAAACAACCCGGTTATGGTAGAAGATATTAGGTATTAATTATTTATAGATACCTTTCGATGAGGTGGGGTTTTTATCAGGCATCCCTTTCTGCCTTCTTTAGTTGTTTTCCCTGCCTCATCATCTAACTATGGACACAATAGATTTATCAGATAAGATTTTAAAAAAGATCATGGAAGATCGGCAAGATGATTATGGCGACTTTAAGGAAAACTTTAGGCTGATCTCTGTCATATTTAATGTTATACTGCACGACAAATTAAAAGATGATATAGAACCACACGAAGTAGGTCAGCTTATGATGGGTTTAAAATTATATAGAACAACTAGAAAATACAAGGCAGATAACTATGATGACCTTGAGATATACTCAAAAATGGCTAAAGAACTACATAAATTAAGTATAGACAAAAAGGATTAAATGACTAAATATATACGAATTAAATCTGGCGAAGCAAGTTTTGTACTGGTTGAAAGATTTGATGATGTGAAGAAAGCTGCAGATCCTAACGCACAAGGAGAACATGTAGAATGTAAAATCGAAAATGTAAAATTAGATTTTACAAAAGTAAAAAAGGAGAAGGATGAAGAGCAACAGCAAGATGCGGATATACGACAAGCTGCAAAAGGAGTTTGACTTGATATTAAAGCATAAGGAAACTGGTCAATGTCTCAAAACTCTAAATGCTTACAGAAGAATACCAAAGCATTGGAGCAGAATTGTTAAGATAGAAAACGCAGAAGCAAAAAGAGCTTAACGCATAATCGTTAGTTCAAATTAAAAAAAACAAAGAAAGACTGTAGGGGATTAATGACTTCAAAACAAATATTCAAAGAGATTAGATTAGCTATGAAAGCTAGTCAGTATTCTAACTTATCTAAAAGAGAAAAAATAATTTATAAAAATGCTTTCAAGAATGGATATAAATTAGCGCAAAGCCACATTAAAAAAAGAAAAGATTACAAACCAAAAAAAATTATTAACTTTCAGTTTGGAAATGTAAGTCCACAGATTGTAAACTCTGTAATTGACAAGGTGTGTGTCAAGTATGAAGTGCATAAGAAAAGTTTGCTTGGCAAGTGCAGAACTCAAGATGTAGTTCGTGCAAGAAACATTATACATAATATTTTAAATGAAAAATATAATATGAACTTAACTAATATTGGTCGATACTTTGGACAGGACCACACTACAGTATTACATTCAATCCAAATGAAATTTAAAAAAGAAAGATTCTGGAGTCCAGAACAAACTATTTGGAATGAGTATTTAGATTTAACTAACTGAACTGTCTAAATCTTCTTACCTTTGATGCAATAGATTTTGGTTGTTTGCTGTGCTGTTTACCTTTACGTTTAGCTCTTCTCTTTGCAGCAGTAGTTCTTGCATATTCTGAAGCAGATAAACTTTTGATCGCTGCACTTGGAAGATAACGTTCTCCAGTAACCGATGATTTTTTCCCAGATTTTGTTCGCCATTTCTGTTTTCCCCACGCTTTTAAACTTCTTTGTGATTTTGCTAGTGCCATTATCTATACCCGCCACCAGCAGCTTTATATCTTTTAGCTAATAACTGTGCCTTACGAGCAGACCATTTACCAGCCGCAGTGCCTTGCACATTACTCGCTTTGATCCTTTGAAACAACCTTTTTCTTAGACCCGGTTTGGTATAGTTACCAGCTTTATTAACTGTACTTTTTCTTTTTGCCATTCTTTTTCTTACTCATTCTAAGTTTTCTAAAGTCAGCACCAGTAATTTTATTTCTTGGTTCAGCAACTCTAGCAATCTTCATTTGTTTACTTGTAAGTTTTTTTCCCGGCATTAGTATCTACCTTTCGATTTCATCTTCATACCTTTTTTCTTTGCGTATGCTTTTGCTTTTTTCTTACCAGCTTTCGTGTAGCTGAACTTCTTTTTTCCTACCATTGGCATATTGTTTCTCCTTTTTAGTTATACAATATTTATCAAAACAACTTCCATCTTTACCATCATGACAAAAGTATTTCTTTTCTCCATTTATAATCCATCCGCCTTCATTACTCAATAATTCTTTTTCGCAAAGATGACACCAACCACAGGTAAGTATAGCTTGTTTTTTATTCCAAGTCTTACGCTTCAACTAGCATCTCCATCTTCTTCTTGCTTGTCTTAGTCTTGAGTTGGGGTCTTTAGCAGCTTTTGGAAATCGTTTCATTTGACCTGCGCTTCTTGCACAATATGATTTACGTCTAGCTTTCTCTCTTGCAGTTAGTCCACTCTTTTTAGTTACAGCAGTTTTAAGTTTTGAACCGGGGTTCTCTCTTCTGTATCTTGCAACACCAGCCTTAGTCATACCTGCACCAGACTTTGTGGATCTGAAATACTTTTTTGTTTTAGGTGGTTGTTTATCTCTTCTGCTCATTAATCACTCTTTGATATACTAATTATTTTACCATCTTCTACGACAGCTTTTACTTTTGTGCATTGATAAATTAATCTATCGCTGCCATTATTTCTAGTAGCAATTCTCTTTTTTTTTAAACAAACAGATATTGATGGCATTAATAAATGTTCCTTTAATTCTGGTGGATTACCTAGGTACATCATTAGAGCTATAACCATTTCCATTTTCTCTTACCTTATCTTTTAATTTTTCTACATCTTCACGCAATCTTTCAATATCTTTCATCATTCTTGAGATATTTACTCCATTGTGCATCATTTCATCTACACGCACTATAGTCTTTTCTAAATCAGATGCTAGTGATTCTTGTATTAAAAATTGCTCCTGATCTACTGGTTTTTGATCGGATGCCTTGAGCAAGTCAGATTGCATAAGCTCACGACTTGTTTCCAAAGATGTGAGTCTGGCAGTAAGTTCTGTGTAAGCAAATATACCTGCTGATATAGCCACAATAATACCAATCATATTTTTGATTGGCATGGCAACAGATGTGTTTTCTGATACTTTCATTACATGCCACCTCTGTTCTTACGTTTGTAAGATCGTTTCTTATTTTTATTCATACTACTCATTTTTACTCGACCATTACCAATGCTAGTTCTTTTTGGTATTCTTACGTGTTCTAGCTTTTCGAGATTGAACTTTTTTTTTGCCATATCCTTGTTGCGATAAGTGTGTTACCTTTTTGCTGTATTGTTGTACGAATATTTTTTTAACCATATCTCTTTCTGTGTTAAGTTTGATTCATCTTGCTTTTGTTTAGTTCTATGATTGATTTCTGATTGATCCATAGTTTCAACTAAAGCATATCTGTATACTTTTTCTGTGCCATCGTTCCATTGAAAGTGTAGTAGGTATTTAGGTTCATTATAATTCTTAACCATACCTATATCAAAAGCTGTTAGTGTCATTTCTTCTTGATCTTGTTCATTGTGGTTACACCAAAGCTAGCTCCAACGATTGTCAAAATGATATACCAAAACATAGGATCGGCATACTCAAGTATTTCCCATCCTCTTTGCATAGTATCTTGTGTCCAAGGTACGAAATGACAAGCCATCAAAATTGTAAAAAAAACAACTAACCACTCATCCTTCCATGAGTGTTCTTGTTGTCTTATTTGTTCTACACTTACAGTTTTAACTGCTTCTATTTCTTTTGCTTTTATAATTTTATCTTTCTCTAGCTTGTGAGATATTGCACCAACAGTTTTCTCTGCAAT